GATCTTGGTGGTGGTCTTGGATCTGGTGACATGGGTCACGGAGATTTGGCCGAGAAGATCGAAAATATTATCTCAGCTCTCAATGACTTGAAGGCATCTCTAGGCTCTGAAGGAGCTGGTGATATGGACGATAGTATGGAAGGAGATGAAGATGAGGGTGAAGAAGATCTCGAAGATGCTGACGAAGGTTCAATGTATGAAGGTGGCAATGATATGCCAGAAGAAGCCATTGTTAGCGAGCCAGAGCCAAAGCCTCACAACCCACAACCAGCAATTAACACCTTGACCGGCAAGGGCAACAAGCCAACTGCAAGTGGTTATGCTGCTACAGGTGGAAAGGCTGATTCAGGTAAGATTCCAAATATTCAGGCTGATCCAAAGGCTCACAACCCACAGCCAGCCATTAATGCTATGACAGGTAAGAACAACAAGCCTCATAGCAAGCTCACAAAGCCAGGACAAGAGCTTTTCCAAGTATAATAAGTCGCTAAATTACGCTAAACTAAGCTGGGTACGAAAGTATCCAGCTTTTTTTTGTTTACAGCCACGCAACTCATAAATAATTACGTGAATCTATACGAAAAAATATTTTTCGAGCAAATTGTAAAAGTTCAGGATAAGCTTAAAACGAGAATCCAAACAGGTACAGATTCTGATTCTAGATTACATGCTAATTTGGTACCAAATTATAAAAAGAAGAACCCAAACGATGCCCCAGAAGTAGACAAGCTTAAGAAGCAAAGAAATGGTACTTTAAATATATCTAACTTAACTGCTCAAGACATTATTAAGAAATACAATTTAAGAGACTTTAAACCAGGGCAGAACGAAAAACAATTAAGCACTAGCGGCATTTTTATTGGTTATAACCCTCAACAAAAATCTTTTTACCTAAAGAAGTAATATGGCTATTGATACAGCATCAATGTTTACAGTAATAGCAGACTGCAACTTATTAGATAATATGTTCTTAAGTTGTGGGGAAAATTACCGTGTGCTTGATAAAGGTACCAATCAAGGAGAAAGAGAAATCACTCAGAATTATTATTTTGAGATGATTAATATGTATGGTCAAAGCGTTAACTATTACATAAATGGTACAAACCTTGAAGATGCTGATAATTTATATGGAGAGGCTCCGCTAGATGGTTATTCGGTTCCATATACCTTCATTATGTATATTGAAGTAAATGATGCCTCACCATTGTTAAGTAAGTTTGGTTTGATATCAGATGATGATTTAACTGCTATTGTAACAATAAGCTCGTTTGGTAGCGCTTTATCTGCTATATCTGAGTATTATCCTACAGGCATTCCAGAACCAAAAGCCGGAGATTTAATTGAATTAAACGAGTATGGCAGAGATCGTATCAACGGTAGAACTGGAAGAATATTCCAGCTCACTCAACGTCTTGATGAAGATGTTGCTCGAATAAACCCATTAATGGGTCACTACTTGTGGATGATTAAAGCCAAGCGCTTTGACTTTACTTACGAGACTAACTCACCTAGAGAAGGCGCATCAAATCAAGTTATTGATGATACATTTACAGGTACGTTTACTGGTAATGATGTTCTAATCGATGGAAATATGAATCCGTTCGATCAGACTACTAACGAAGTATCTAACGATATCTTCGATTACGGAGCCTATGGTAATACTGACGATGTATACGGTGGTTATAATTAATTGCCGCTCTGATAATCGAGCTCGAGCTTAATCGAATTATAACGCTCGTTAATATATTTCTGCAAGGCAAGTGGTTTCAAAAGGCTATCGAATTCAGTCTTATCAACCTTGAGTTCGGTAGCCTTCTGCTCAATAATTTCAATGCCTTCCATCAGAGCCAACCACCGAGAAAGCTTCTCATTGTTGTCGATGATTTCGGTAGGGATATTCTTAGACTTGTTTTTCTTCACACTCTTAGTATAAAGGAAAAATGCAGGCTCGTCAAGCTTTTTATTCGTCAAAGAGTTCAAAAATTCCAATAACGTAAGCAGCAAACAGGCAAAATACTTTGCTTTTGTCTTTAGATTTTTCCGGAAACATTTCGTTGAGAGAATTCATCATAGTAGCTAAAACTGCTTTTTTATACTCTCTTTTTTCTACATTTTTTTCTTCTGCAAGAATTTCATCAAAGACTAGTCTGAGCAAACTGGTAGCGTAAGTCTGAGGTTCAACCTTGAAAAAATCAGCATTATGAAATTTGGAAAGCTCAATTGCACTAATAAATTCTCGTTTGTCTAAACCTTTTCGACTCAAAAAATATTGCTTTAGTTGTTCAACATTGTCTGAGTACGCAACTTTCTTTTCTTCTATCTTTACAGGTTTGAGACCTGGTTCTTTTTCATCCATTTTAATCATACAGGGCGAGTAGTAACTGCAGTCTCAATATTTAGATAAATGGAGTTTTCAGATCCACAATGCGGGCAAGTAAAGTTGCTAGGCTCAGGCAACTCAATAGGTGCAAAAACTTCTTTCTTACAATTGGCACATGTAACATCTGTTCCAGATTGTTCAAATTGCATTTCTGTTTCTGACAACTGTTCCACAGCAAATTTGTTGAACTTTGACTGGTTATAGGAGTTGTAGAAATAGAAGAATATGAATTGAATAATCGTAGCAAAAATAAACGTCTTGAAAAACGGTATTTCAAAGCTAGTTAAAAAATAAGAAATCCCCGAGCTAATGCCAAGGGTTATTGCAAGGGATAAAAGAAGCTTCTTAACCATACTAGATTTTATATTGAAGCAGCAGTTTATCAACTGTTTTAATGCTCTTCAATACACCATTTAATAACTTAACTGCATGACTGGCTCTGGATAATAATTTAGGGTTTTTACGAATAACAGGGTTACCCATAGATGCCTGAATATTAGATTTTAAATCCATAACCATATTATACATTTCTAATGACTTAGTATCAGAGTTAATTAGAGGGGCAGGTGATTGCTTAGGTGCTCTAATAATATTTGGATATTGATTAGTGAAATAGTTTAATAAGTCTTGTAAGGTGTGTGTGGGTGGCTTGAGATCTCGAGCAGCGACATTGGCATTGTATTTGTTGTAATACATATCCATATCCTCGAATAAAAGTCGTTTCATAACATAAATATTTATAGCTATGAAAGCATTTAATCACAGAGTTTTTCATCTGTTAGAGCAAGACGAACCTGAAAATCCAGAGTTAGACATAAACCCAAATGAAATTGGTGATGAAGAAGCCTTTGCTGCTTCATTGGATGATGGTACAAATCCTGAAGATTTTGATACAAATACTCCAACTGGTGCACCTGCTGTATCTCCAGAAGATCAAGTTAGAGAAAAGCAAGTGAAGCAGTTGGGGCAATGGATTGAAAAGCTTACCAATTTTACATCATATCTAAACGGAGTTGATAATAACTCTATTCAAAAATTATTGAATGATGCTGAGGAGGGCTCTTTGTTTGCTGAAATCGCAAGAGGTGAGAGAAAGAGAATTGCTAGACTCGCTCAAGAAATGTCTGCTTTGACTGAGTCTTTCAAGGGCTACATGCTCTCAAGTGACGAAGAGTAATTAATAATACCGAGCTTAATATTACCTTTAAGCCTGTCATAACTATTATCGAGAATGAACCTTTCTGGAATTTCGGAAAGGTTCAATTTTTTTGCAATATCATTAAAGTCTTTAAAAACAGTACCATACTCTTTTGGCCACACAAAAACAGTCTCACCTTGATCAAGCAAGATCTTACTCTTCTTTCTGCTGGCATTATCTAGCCATTGACTATCAAGTACCCAGATTCGCTTCATAAGAAACAATCTCTTCAATTGCTGATCTTGAAACTCAGTAAAGTTCTTTTTGCTACTCTCTTGAATACCTGCAACAGCAATACTGTTCTTACTAAAGCAGGCATTAATTGGTCCTTCAAATACAAAGTAATTCTCATTAGATGCATCTACATTGTCAATGTTAAACAAAGACTTCTGTGCACCCATTTTACTGAGATACTTTGGGAAGTGCTTAGTTTTATTCTCAATGATTGTACGTGTTTGATAATATACAATCTTACCTTTATCATAAAACGGAATAACTAAACGATTCTTATGAATAGGGTCTTTAAGAGAGATCCAGAAGTCTTTTGGCTTGTTACAGGCTATATCAAGCTTACGTTCTTTAATGTATTCTAAAGCAGCCTTAACACCTGGTTCGTTTTTAAAGTATTCTACTTGGTTTAGATCGCTAAGATTAATACTATCATCAGGTAGAGCACTTTGCTTTTTAATTGTCTGCTCATTCTCAGGTTTCTGCTCCCGAGCAGAAACACTATCTTTGAGTAAAAAATCTCTCTCTGATAGTTCTTTGAGAATGTCTTTATCAGACAACTTACATACCTCTTTAACCCAGCTATAGGTTGAAAGACTTAAACCACAATTATGGCAACAAATAAGATTCTTTTTAGTAATAAAATACAGACGTCTTTTCTTGCCCCAAGAGTTACCCTCTCTACAAGTAGGGCAGCCACCCTCATAAACTTGAGTGTGGCGCTTGAACTTTGGGTAACCAGCAAATTGTAAAAACTTTTGTACAGCGTAGTCGTTAGGAAGCACTCTCATTTGGTGGATTGATTGGATCGCGTGAAACGATACCTCTCTTGAAGAACTCACCAGTAGTAGGGCAGATCCAGATAGCTTCCTTGATACGATAGTTCTTATCGGAAGTTTCTCTGATACGAGGTTGACAATAATCTCCTGTGTATGGAGAAGGGACTTTGACAGGTCTAACAAACGGTTCGTTATTCATATCAAATATTTAGTCGCTTCTTCAAATCTTCTATACACTTAGTGATGTTTTTCTTCTTTTCGAAGGTATTGACCCATATGTTAATGTCTTTCGTGATAGAATCAAGCTCTAAGTAAGAAACAATATCCTTGAAAGACTCCATGTCCAATGTGTTATCCTGGAGCTGAGCCATCTGCTCTTTGTAGCAAATCTCCTCTTCAGCATAATAACGGTAACCGTAATTCAAATCAGAGAGTTTGAGATTAGTGTGAACAATCTGTTGCTGTTCTTCAGTAAGCATAGAAATGCCATTCTCAGCAACCTTCTTTGCCTTTACTTTACCATAACCTTCTACACCCTTAACATTATCCGAGATGTCACCTAAAACACACTTATACATCAAGTAATGCTCTTTAGCAATACCAGCTTCTCTCTGAAAGTTAGAGAGGTTAATCTCTTTCTTGCCAGTGGGAAAGAAGATCTTGGTATCATTATCTACCAATTGCCACATATCTTTATCAGTAGATACTACGATCTTTTCACCGTCGAGCTTGTGGCAGAGCCAGGCAATTACATCATCTGCTTCCATAACATTAGGATAAATGTTCTTAATGTTAAGATTAGAAAGCATTTGCTGTATTAAGTCATCATAATTATGAACTCCCTCAAAAGGAGTATAATTACGGTTGCCTTTGTAATGAACAGAAAGCATCTCCTTGCGAAAGTTAGAAGATGGCCAGGTTAGCTTTTTATCCCAAGCAGCAAAGATACGATCAGGTTCGTATTGCTTAGTGTAAGACTTAATACAGTTTAAAAAGAAGTAGACCCCACCTACATTTTCTCCTCTACTATTCGTCAGGGTCTTGTTCTTCGACAGCCAAAACGTCCGGTACAGTAGATTGTTGCAATCTAGAATTAGAGTTTTCATTTTTTAGGTAGACGTTTTTGCAGTCTATATAGATATTATATGGAAGTCTTTCAACGAAGTCAACTATTTTCTCACTTACTCCAGAAAGCAACTTCTCTCTAGGTACTTCGAAAACTTTAACTCCGTCAGAATCAGGGGTGAGATTAAACATAGTATAATTGCCTTGGTTTTCACCTACAATAACATAATAATCTCCTTTATACTTTCCTCCATTTACGAAGTAAAGATTACCCTCATAGTCATTATTGTATGACTTGCTTCTATATAAATTCTTAAGTTTGTTAAGCATTGTCTCTCAATGAAATGATACTCTTTGTGATTGCATCCTCTTCTGAATCGAATTCAAAGCCAAACTCTTTTAGCTTAGAACAATCCATGACACAATTTGAACGGTTAGCCTTAATAGGCAATTCATCATAGCTGATAAACTTCCAACTAGGGTTATTGTAATTATGTTTGCGGTAAATCTCTACAACCTGGTCAGTCTTAAGAGGGTAAGGGTTACAAACATTAAGAGTATACTTAGGAACTCTCTCATTATTAGTCTCAAGAAGCTTTTTAACAATTTCAACAAACCCTGGGATATGAGTCTTTGAATTAACCTCGTTTAGAAGGTTGCTATACTTACGAATCTTCAATAGATAGTTACGATCTGTGTGTTCACCACAAAACGGCATTCTAATACGTAGAATCTTAACATTGCTGAACTGAGCCAAAGCCAATTCAGCAGCATGCTTAGTCTTTGAATAAAAAGAACTCTTTTCATTAAACACACCAAAATCTGGTACATGAGTCTCGTTATATGGAAAATCATAACCAGAATAGATACACCCAGAAGAAATATGATACAGGCTAGCTCTATACTCTTCACAAAGCTTTGCCATTAAAATAGGCAATTGAACATTGAGCTTATAGGTTTCTTCTTTATTGAGCTCACAGGCATCAACATTTGGTCGACCTGTAAAGCCAACACAATTAACAACAAAGTCTGGTTCACAGGCTTCAAAAAACTCCCGCAGAGCTCTTTCATTTGTATAGTCAAGCTTCTTTCTATCAATTAAGAAAGATTCAAGCTTGTATGATTTTTGAAGTTCTTTAAAAAGGTTGGAGCCAACATAGCCCCCTCCGAAGATGGCCACACCAGGTGTATGCATAGTAAAATTATATACTAGATTTTTTTGATGTTCAAGTCTTGACCCATCATAACTTTCGTTAAAAGAGTCTTTAGAGCATCAGCATCTTTTTGTGTCTTATTATTACAAATTACAAACGGTACATTATCTAAATCGTAACCTATAACCATGTAATTTGATAACACTTGATCTAAAAAATCTACAGTCATTTTGCAGTTTTTTGTAAAAGTGCTATCTGGCTCTTCCAAGAAAGCTGATGCTATACGTTGTTGTAATTCTTTTCTTGATTTTTCGTCCATATACCTGTAATACCTTTTTCGTTTAAGAAGTTAAGAATAACTTCAAAGCTATCAGTATTTATGCCGAAGTTTTTAGGGAATCTCAAACCACCATCATTTAGCTCAAAGTAAAAGTCACCATAATTCTGTTTGTTTTGAACTAAGGTGACCCAGATGGCTTCGTTTTCTGGATTAACAAGAATAGTCCATTTACGAGGATCGTATATCTTGTACCCATTAAAAATTCTACAAGCAGTATAACCAGAGTCTCTTAGCCTCTTAATAAAGTAGCCTTGAGTTGTTATTTTGTTCTTAGGTTTCTGCCAATCCTGATGCGACATAGATAAGTTCAACGTTATCATTATTTAGCTCAAAAAGCAAAACTCCAAGGTTAGTATTAACCTTTGTTGATACATTACCAAAACGATTGCATGACACGATACGAATAATCTCAAAGCTAAGAGCCAACGGATTATCAATCTCAGAACCAGAGAACTCAGAAGACAATACAAGCTCAATAGAGTCTACATTAGACTTGTTCTTATCAGTCAACTCGCTATAAACAATTCCATCATCCGTTCTAATGTATAGCTTATCGGTCTCTGAAGCAAAGGTTGAGCTCTTAATCAAGGCCTGAAGGTCTTGCCCAGCAATATTAAACTCAGTATCATATTTCAATGCCTTTACCTTTTCAATGTTAATAGCAGGGGTAGACAAAATACCATCTTCAAGAAGATGATACTTAAACTTAATACCCTTTTCATTGTAACTAATGTTGTTAGAGTTAATCTTTAATGATACATACTCTTCTCTAATACAATCAAGAACCTTAATGAGCTTATTAATATCAGGGATGTTTAGCTTATTCTCTTCAGAGATATCATCACTAAACTTCCAGACAGCATTCAGAATAACTGATGCATCTGGAGTAGCTACAAGAGCAGTTAGCTTATCACCCTTGAGATGTAATGAGCAGGAGTTGTTAATTCGAGACAAAGGAGTAAGAAACTTGTCTACAAATTCATTCTTGTTGTGAATCGGAATAGTCATCTTTGAACGTAATTTTAATGTCTTTCATTTTCTTTTGCAACAACTTTTCCAAGCTCTTATCGAGAGTTGTTTGCAGACGTTCTTGACCACTAACACAAGAATCAAGCAAACGCTCAACTCTAAGCAATTTCTCCATCAACAATGAAATCTGAGCTTCTGAAATATTAGAAGCTACACCAGCAAAGACTTGAGGCGCCTGTTGTGCTGGTTGCGGCTGCATCATTTGTTGTGGAGGAGGTTGCTGTGGAGGGGGTTGAAATTGAGGTCTTGGTGCTGTGCCTGGTTGCGGTGCTCGCATGCGATAGTTTGCGGATGCAGGAGGCACTCCATTGGCCTGCATCCTTGGTAAAAAATTTTGGCGAATAAGTTCTTGAGGTTCAAATTGCAATCCTTTCATGTTGGGACTTGACCCTAAGGCCAACTTGTCAAGAGCCTTGAGCTCACTAGCTGCTTGTCCAGCCAAATGGGCTATTGCATAAATTGCTTCTTGATCCATTGGTTCGTCTTGTCCTTGATTCATACGATATTTTATGAGATAGTTTACAGATAGCCACAAAAAAAACGGCAGAGCCTTTTGAGCTCTGCCGTTGCAACAACTAACTATGTTAACTCAAACCCTTGAGCAACTCAGCAACCTTAGCATCATCCAATCCATCTGCATCATCTTCGTCAGCAGCCTCAGGCTCAACTGGCTTAGGCAACGTACGAACAGCAGACTTCTTAGACTCAACAAACGGACTTTCATCACTATCAGACTCAGCCTTAGAAGCCGGAGCTGCAGGAGACTCACACAAGAAATGCTTCTCGAAAGCGCTCTTGAGCTCATCGTAAGACTGAACACGGAATACAGAATCGAGAGCATGAATAGAGTTATAAACAGCCTCGATCTTCTTGTTATCACTACCAAGCGCTGGTACTTCACCAGGCACAGAGAAGCGAGAAGAGACAAAAGTCGGGAAGTCACCTTGCTTCTCAGCCTTGATCTTGAACGAGCATCCAGACCCACTCAAGTCAAAGATACGAGCACCGTACTGATCAGCATCTTCACCGTTCATAGCCTCATCAATAATCTTCTGAATCTGACGACCATATCGAAGCATCTTCACCTTACCATTATTCTCAGGTTCATTGGTATCGTTAATAACATAAACGTTAACCAACCAATTCTCACGTCGCAAGAGCTTCTCAGCCTTGGCCTTCTCTTCAGCAGTACCATGCTTCAAGCACTTCAAACGACCTTCAGCAATCGGATCGCGCTCACCCCAAGTAGAAGGAGAGATAAACTGAACATACTCACCAGTAGCATAAGACTCCCAACCAAAGTTGTAATAGTGGAAGAAGGTCTTCTTCGGGTCTTGAATGTTAGGAATAAGCCTCACGGTGTAAGTATGACCAGGAGGGGTACGG